GTATGCGTTGGCTTCAATGGCTTGGTGCAGAGTTTCCAGAAACACAGACACCAAAAGCAGGCTACAGATATTTTATACTCAGAAAGGAGGGTGCATAAATGTGTTGGTTTGTAGCACTCGGAACTGCATTAACAGGCGGTGCAGCAACAGGAGCCGCAGCCGCAACTATTGGCGCAACTACCACATTCGCTGGACTTAGTACTGTCACAGGAATCATTGGTCAGCAACAGCAAGCAAGACAGCAAGCTAAGTTTCAACGTGCAGCCAGCATACAAGAGCAGGCGAGACTCACGCAGGAACAGACCGCAATCCGTATTCGTCAGGATCAGGAAACACAGGCGAAGATGCAGGAGTTATTCGCATTACAGCAACGTGCCAAGGCAAGTATAGCTACAGCTAGGGTTGCAGCCGGAGAAGCCGGAGTCCAAGGTACTTCCGTAGACTTATTGTTGGATGATTACTACAGGCAAATGGGTAACTATCAATATGCCATTACAAGGGAGCAAGGATTTCAGGATGTGGCTACGGGTCTGGCCTTACAGGATGCACGTATGCAATCTAGGCAAACCCAAATAGGTATCAATCGTCCCATTAACCGCCCTGGTATACTTGAGAGTGTAGCGTCAGTAGGATCATCCGTCATGCAAGGCATCTACCAAGGTACAACAATGGCTCAAGCAAGAGGATTGTCATTCACAGAATCAGTACCATCACAAACTCAAATGCGTAAGGATACTGCGGGATTTTTGGAAGAGAGGTATGGACCATAATGGCTAGGGAACAAGTACAGGGATTACCAACAAGAGGCATTCGCCCTGCTAATGTGCAGGCTGGCCAATATCGTGTTGCCGTACAGCAAGCACCAGAGAGTCAGTTAATGGGACTTGCTCGTGGACTGAGTTCTGTCAATCGTGGTCTTGAGGCTTATGCTGGCATTGCAGAAATACATCGTGAACTAGGTGAAGAGCGTGGTGCATTAGAAGCTGCCCAAGCTGATCTTGCAGAAGCAGAGAAAAACCTTAATGCAACAGGGCAAAAGTTGGTAGACCAAGGACTCATGCCAAGGTCACATTTGCTTGGCTTCCAGAAAGCATACCATGAAAACATTGGTAAGCGTTTTCTGACACAGTATCAATCAAGCGTAAATGGGAGATGGAAAGAAATCTCCAACCCTGAAGCTGATGATGAAATAATTCAGCGTGTGTTATCTGAGGAACGGGGCAAAATCAATCAGTTGCTCGAATCTAGTCCAAGGGCATTAGTTGGGTTTACTAAATATGCAGATGCCTATGACTATCAGTACATGAATAAAGCTATCTCACAGAGGGATAAAATTGTACAGCAGCACAATAAGTCGCTAATCATACAAAGTCTCAATAATGAATTTACTGGCAAGTTGCAGGATAGGGATCAACCTCTTAATGTAACAATGGCTGAAGTAAAGGCAGAGTTAGATTCTTTGGTTGCCGCCAATTCTATTACAAACTCTGAGGCAGTGGAAATACTATGGAATGGGTTTGCGATGCCAACTGTATTGGATCTTTCCAGAAGTAACCCAGATCGTGCTGAAGCGGTTTTAGATTCGATTTTAGATATAGATCTCACGGGTAAGGGAGGAAGGCTTGGTAATATCAATCGTGAAGGTGCATACATAAAAGCAAGGGCGATAGAGTTACGTAACCGCATAGATAATGAGCGTGACCGCATACAAAGAGAAGCACCTGATAAGTCGGAAGAAATACTACAAAACTGGAAGTCAGCAAGCATGGCAGTGTATGAGGGGTTACTGGAAAAAGATGACCCAAGATACGATGAAGATTTACAAGAGAAAGGTCGGGAAGTTGTACGTGCTTTGATAGCTTCTGGAATGCCTCCAAATGTTGCAGATTCTACAGCAATGGGTTTGCTGGAAAGCCGAGACATTGACGCACTAATGGGGCAATTAAGATCAGGGTACACACGCAACGAAAGCACGAGAGGTGCGTTCCTTGATGCTCTACCTAGCATGAATGGATTTACGAAGCAGACTGTTGACCAAGGGATCTATGTAGCAACAGAGCAGGAGAGAGTATCTTTTGTTGACGAGTACACCGATTTACTAAAGTCAAACCCTGATGTTTCTGCATTAGCATTTGCTAGGCAATACAGTATTTTGGATGGTCGGTTAAGGGATGAACTAATAGAAGTTGAAAAGGCACATGATAATAAAACATGGTATGTGAGGAGTGAAACCCATGAGGATAATAAAAGTGCTATTAAAAGTGAGTTAAAGAGCGTATTGACCCAAATGTATGAACAGCAAGTTGATATATACTATCTCACTCAAGCCGAGCAACAAATAGCATACTTAACTGATGATATTGTTAATGAATTTGAAAGGCAATATGAAGAAAATATGCTGGACGCATCTCAAGGAGTTGCTGATCGTGACCCCAATAGTATGCAAGATGCACACAGAAGACAGTTTGAGGAAGTTAGACAGAAGTACAGGCAACGTGTCTTAGATGAAGCTGCTGGCTTAAAGGCAAGTATAGAGAAGCAGCAAGTTCTTAAAGCACAAAGGCAATCGTATGATAAAAAGAAAATAGAGATCGAAAAGGATTTCACAAAACTCGCAAGAGACATTATGCAGGAGACTGTCGAGGTCAGAAAGTCCGTTGGCTTATTAGACCCTGGGCAATACACTATTGCAGCAACTGAACTTGGTGAAGCGTACAACACATTCAAAAGCGAGAGAACAAGAGACAGTGCTATTCGTTACTTAGATCATTTACGTGCTTTTGAAAAACAAGGCAAAATCCCTAACGTGGCGAAAGAGGCTTACGAAAAACACGTAAATGCCGTGCGTAGTGTGTATGGCTTTTCTGTTCCTGAAGAAGTTCCTGAAGGGTTTGTGTCAGAATATGGTAGATCTGTTCTTTTCTTCAAGGGCCATGAAATATATATGAAATTTTATCAAATGGTTGGAGATGAATTTGAAAGGTATTCAGGAGGAAGCTTGGATAACTTCCCAAACTTAAGGTTGTTACAAAATAAGTTATTGGTACTACCAAAAGAAGATGACATAAACCAATTTTTTAAGAATCAAGAATTGTTGGCAAAAGAAATGGGTGTTGAGTGATGGGGAAGTTAGCACCAGTTAGAGGATTCATTGACGATGATGAAGATTCAATCTTGATAGAGCAGCCGTCGATACAACCAGTAAGTCCTGCACGTAAACGGCGACTAGCACCAGTCAGCGGGTTTATTGACACTACACCAACTCTAGCAGAAGACAGGCTTGACCCTGTGAGTAAGCAGAACTCTTCATGGACAATGCGTGGTGCTGCACTAGGAGTTGGCAGGACGTTAGGGCGAATGGTAATAAGACCATTTGAGGATGTATATAATGCTGCGAATGAGGTCTTTGGTTGGACTGAAAAAGCTGAGTGGGATGAATATTGGTTTGGTGAACCAGTTAATAAGATTGAAGACTTTACCGCAAGCATGGGTAGCTACCTGTTGACTTTCCTTGTGCCTGGTGGACTAATCGCTAAAGGTGTGGTTGGTGCAGGTAAGGCAGTAGGAGGAGCAAAGGCAGCAAAACTTGTAAGCACAATCAGTCAAACATCAAAGGGTAGGAAGCTTGTGAAGTTTTCTACGATTGCAGGACAGGGATCTATTGCAGGAGCAGTAGCGGATTACCTCAATACAGATACCGGAGACGAAGTAGGTTTAGATGCTGTAAAGGAAAGGCTCACTGAAACATGGCGTGGTGCTATCATTGGTGCTGGATTAAATATTGGAGGCTTTGCATTAAAGAGGATAGTTACCAGTAAACTCAATGTGCTACGTGCTCAAAAAAAAGTCCTACGTGCAGCAGAGGGCAAAGGTGATTCTGTAGCTGCACAAGACGCACTTGCTAAAGCCTTGCGGGAAGCCGAGCGTTTAAAAAGTGATAGCTTGGATGAAGTCCTAAGTATGGACAGTATGGCAAAGGGCATTGATATTGATGACCCTATTAAAGACGCAATACAGCAGAAGATTATCAAAGACGCTCCAGTCTTAGATGATATTCCAGTTGGCGTAGATGTTGATGATATACAGAAGGAATTGCTGGAAGGTAAAGAAAAGTTACGCTGGCTCATCAATAATGGCAATGGATTGGCAGAGCAGTTAAATACCTTGGTTGGGCTGACAAAAGACTGGAATCGGAAGGCAGATAAAGTATTTACGAAAATCACAAGCACCCTAGATAAAGCAACTAAAGGTAAGCTCAATTCTCAGCAGATAGATACACTTAAGACTGACCTTCTTAGTATGGAGAAGCGGCTTGAGCAGCATAAGTTCTTGATGGAAATGCGAGCAGTTGCAGGCAATTATGTAGGGAAAAGCTTACGTGCGTTCCGAGCTGATAACGCAGACTTCAGCAAGCCATTCCAGTACCGTGAAGATACACGCAAGCGTATAGAAGCTATTGACGAAATGCTTGATTTCATACGTGGCACTCGAACAGGAAAGTACACAAATGAAAGTCTAGTCAAAGAGTTACAGTCTCAAGTCAGTCAGTTAGATAGTGTAGCAAAGACTGGTAAATTAGACACACTTTACCGAAGAGCCTTAGCATCTAAGCAGGATCATAATTATGAAACAATTTGGGGACAGTACAAAAAGAGTATAGCCGATGATGCTATTGCTCGACTGACACCAAGCAAAGATACACAAAAAGCATTACTTGACCTATTTTCCAATGACGTAGGGAAGGTCATAAATGATTTACTGCCAAAAGTTAGCGGCAAGAAAGCAGTGCGTTCAGCACTTAGTAAAGTTCAGCAAGTAATGGACAACCCTGAGAAGTTGCGTGAAAGCATGGAAGCTGCCATTACTGAATTATCAAATTCGGATCTACCTGAAGAGCTTATTGATGCTGCAATAAAAAGCCTTGAGGAACCTTTAAATACTATCGGCAAAAGGTTATTTAGTTCAACCAAGTCCGGTCAGGAAATGGTTGCTAAAGTAGTGCAGGAAGAATTGACCAAGGTTGGGGTAAAGTTACGCAAGGTGGTTGCAGAAGGTAACGAAGCCAAGGTGTTTGAGGAGATCATTAGTTCAATTTCCAGGCGGATAGAGTTAGATGATGAAAAAAAGGCAGTCCTTATTCGCATGTTGCGTGAGCAGTTTGGGTTAATGGTGACAGACATCAGGGATAAGACGGTTAGGGATTTCATCACAAGCGAGATACATTCCAAGTTTATGTTAAGTGGAGAGATTGCAGACTTGGAAGACATGAAGAGTAAGCCGATCAATGAGATCAGGGATTACCTTCTTAGTGTTGCTAAACAACGTAAGCAAACTCCAGAAGACATAAAGTTTTTGAGGAGGCAAAGAGATTTAGCAAAGGAAGAATTAGAGAAGCGTGTAGATAACGCATACTTTGTTGAGTTGTTGCAACGCCTAAACAAAATGCAGGTCTATCAAACTTCCACTTTATCCAATTGGGAGTTAAGTTTGGGATTGACTGAGCAATGGAGATACAACCAAGGAATGCTTTTTAGTCCAAGTTCATGGTTCATTGGCCCGATCTCTTCCTTCATGCAACTGACTACTCAGCCTTTTTACAGGGCATTAAAGGTTGGCTTCAAGGCAAGCCAGATGCAAAAGATGGGTGACTTAGGAAAAGATGTTAGTAGTCTACGACTGGCCCTCACAGAATTAACCAGTAGCTATGAGTATTTTAATAACATCGGAGATCAGTTAAGGCTAATGTGGCACACATGGCGTAATGGGGGATTTTCGGTATTCAATCCAAAGTCTATACAACGACATGCAGAGTACGTGCAGAAAGCAATTGATAAATCCGATCCAACGCAGCTTCTATTTAAGGATCGTGCTACATTAAAGGAGTTGATTAAGATGTATGGAGGCGATCAGCCTGAAACAAGGGGGATGATTAGAAAGTTCTTTGAGGACATACATGATGGCACGCCTGCAAATGGATTCGGCAAAGCAATGGAGCTTATGTTTAGTGTATCTCAGCGTGTCATGGGTTCATTTGATGACGCTGTTACATTGGTTGGTGCTCGCAGGGCATTAAGGGCACGAGGTACACAAGAAGGATTACTGAAAGGATTAGATGGGGATGAGTTGGGAAAGTATGTTACAGACTATATGCAGGATGCTATTAGTAGGGAAGGGGGTTATCCTGTCTGGGCTGGATTGGAAGAACTCGCAGAGGTAGAGCAACTTGCACTTGCTGTATCCTTTCGTGCGGACTACACCGATAGGACATTATCAGCAATTGCAAGAAGTTTCGCACAATGGTCTCGGAATGGCCCAGATGCCGCTACTAATCCTGCCAAAGTTCTTGCAAGATGGAGTGTGCCATTTATTAAAACACCAACCGCAATCCTTGAGTTCACAGTAGAAAACCTACCTGGACTTGCACAGGGTAAGGCGGCATTACATTGGAGTGGAATGAGTCGATTGCATAGACAGCAAAAGCAAGTGCGTGAAGCGTTGGAGGATGCAATTAACATTAAGAAAAATGCTGTAACACAAAGCCAGCGTAAAGCAGCGGAGGAACAAATTACTACACAAAAGGACCTGCTTGAGGCGATTAAGGATAAGCTATATGAGCAACATGCCGAATATAATTCAACAGCAATAACATCTTCTTTGATTTCTATCGGGATAATGACTCTTGTGCAAAACGCAAAGATCACAGGTACGGGTGCATACCTGCCTGATGATATGCGTGAAAACATGAAGCGTAACGGGTTTAAGTTTCAGCATATTGAAATTGCGGGGCTACAAGTAGATTATTCCAGACTTGAGCCTTGGTCTCCATTCATTGCCGCATACGCTGACTACTTCGCATTTGCTAGTCTGACCGCACAAAACCCAGAGCTGGAAGAGTACCTTCCAGAAGGAGCCGCCGTCATTCAAAGCTATTTAGTCGAGCAGATGGGCAACAAGTATTTCATAAAAGGTCTATTTGATTTAATGAGACCTTTCGTTGATGAAGAGTATCAGCCAGGGCAATTATTATCTGGGTACGCAGAATCTCTTTCACCAAGAGTCATACGGGAACTTCGCACAGTTAATAGGGACTTTGAAAAGCAGTACAATGGATGGAAGGACAAGTTTTTTTATCGTGCATTCGGAGAACACACAGGGCAGAAGTTGCGTAATGTTCTTGGAGAGGCAGCACCCAGGCAATATACTCCTGAAGGATGGCTTAATTACGCATCGCCAATAAGTATATCGGAGGCAAAAAACGATCCAATCTTGAAGGAAATTTCAGGACTATTTGGTACTATTGGATCACTCAAAAGGGCTACAATAGAAAAGGTAAACACAAGGAACTATCGTAACGAGGAAGGGCAAACTTTGTATGACGCATGGATGGATGAAGTTGACCACGCAGCATTGCGTAATAGATTGCAACGACTATTTAATTTGAGTAGATACAAGAATGCTTATATTTTCAAAGAAGAAGGTGTCGTAACTAAAACAGATTTAGTCAATGAACAGATACGAAGATTTCACAATGATGCTTGGGAGAGAGTCAAAAGAAACAAGAAGTATCATGACTTTTACAATGATGAAGGAATTTCTTGGATAGAGAATACGGATCAGATAAACATTAAAGGCAAAAACGCACCAACAACGGAACAACTACTAGGGTTTTAATCATGGCTAACACATACAGAACTTACGAAGGAGACGGATCTCAAACTACTTGGGCAATACCTGTTTCAGACTGGATCAGTGATTCTCACATTATTGTGCAACTGGATGCAGACGGCGAACGCTATGACGTTGATAGAGCAGGTGCGTACTCATTTAGTATAGATGGCTCAAACATTGAGTTCGACGTAGCACCAGCAGACGGTGTGAAGTTCATTGTGATGCGTGACACTCTCGGCAAGGACTACAACGATACGGCTCTTGATTATGACTTTAACGATGGGTCAGTGGTCACAGCGGATCAACTCGATGGGGTTTATCGACATGCACTTTATCTGGCACAAGAGGCGGCAGACTTAGCCTTTAGGAAGGCAGCATTGACTGACAATAGCGTATTAGCATACGACTCTAGTTCCTCTCAATGGGAGGCACTGCCATTAGGTTTAGTTTACGACTCTACCAATGACACATTCGGGTTTGGTGGAACATCTCAATCCGACTACAAGTTTCGTTTTAATGGGGATACTCTCATTAGAGAAGACGGGACAAGTAATGGTGCAGTTTTGACCATCGAAAACACAGATGTAACCAATCAACAGGCAACTCTAATAGTTGCTGCACGTACACCACAAGTGCAATTTAAAGACTGGAATGGTGACACCGATAAGAAATACTTTTTACACACTTACCAAAATGGAGTCTACCAATTAGTCGCACAAGATGACGCTGGTAATGCGAAGACAACCATTCCATTGAGACTGCAAGAGGATGGTAAAACTGTCTTGGGTGGAACCTCCTCTCAAAATGCAGACGCTTCATACCAACACACTATGTATGGGGATGTAGTAATCTATGACGACACTGGAACGGAAGCTACTCTCACGGTGCAGTCAACACACACAAGTAGTCCTGATGCCGCTACTCTACGTTTAATTGCAGACAGTCCGACTGTCATTTTGAAAGATGAAAATGGTGCAACAGATCAGAAACTAATGCAAATTGGTTTCGGCACAAGCTCACTAGACTTCGCATTTTACAATGATGCTGCTGATACGGCGTATGCAGTGCCGCTACGACTGACAACAAATGGTACAACGGCAGGAGTTATACTTAATGCACTGCCAACCTCAGATCCTACTGTAGCAGGGCAACTATGGAATGATAGTGGAACACTTAAAGTAAGTGCAGGTTAATGAGCAAAGCAAAGCAAGAATCTTTAGAGCAGTTGCACGTAGCGACTGCCGACCTACTTGGGCAGGCACTCAAGGACATGAAAGAGTCCGGTGAGTACAACGCCGCTCTTGTCGGGAACGCTATAACCTTCCTGAAGAACAACAAAATTGAAGCCGACCTTACCGATGAGAATGCAGTAGGCAGCACCATCGCAGATGAATTGCCGTTCACTGTTATTTCACCTGAACAGGAACAAGAAGAGTACGCACAGCAGATGTGAGTAAGACTAAGGAACGCATAGAAGGGCTACGGGATTTTAAAAACTTCCTGTATATGTGCTGGAAGCATTTGAATCTTCCGAAGCCTACGCCTATCCAATATGACCTTGCCGACTATCTCCAGAATGGCCCGAAGCGTTGTATCGTCCAAGCGTTCCGTGGCATGGGTAAGTCCTATGTCACCTCCGCATTTGTAGACTGGTGCTTATATCACAATCCAGCACTCAACATCTTGGTCATCTCAGCATCTAAGGATAGAGCCGATGCGTTCACTACCTTTACCCTACGATTGATAAGAGAGATACCGGAGTTGCAATGGTTGATGCCGGATCGACATCAGCGACAGTCAGCTATCGGGTTTGACGTAAAGCCCGCACCAGCATCACACACCACGAGCGTCAAGTCTTTGGGTATCAACTCCCAGATGACAGGTAATCGTGCGGACATTATTATTGCTGACGACATCGAAGTGCCCAACAACTCTATGACTCAGGGGTTGCGGGATAAGCTGGAGCATCAGATTAAAGAGTTTGAAGCTATATACAAACCGGACAACCCGCAGGCTCGCATTATCTTCCTTGGTACACCACAGACAGAAGATACAGTCTACACAAAGCTAAAGAGCAAGGGATATGAAACACGTATTTGGCCCGTAGAGTATCCGACACTCGACCAGGTAGACAAGGTTTACAATCATGAGGTTGCACCTATTATTACGAACGCAATCACTAAGGATAATGTTGGACGCTCCACGGAACCGGAACGCTTCAATGATATAGACCTTGGGGAGAGAAAGCTTTCTTATGGGAGGGGCGGGTACTCCATGCAGTACATGCTCAATCCTCGGCTGAGTGATGATGACAAGCATCCGCTAAAGCTAAATGACTTGCTTATTACCAACGTCGATAACGAAGTAGCACCAGAAAGACTGATCTACCGAGCCGACCCAAGCAATCACTGGACAGACTTGCCAAATGTAGGCTTTAATGGCGACAGGTTCCATCGTCCTGAGCAAGCAGTCGGTGATATGGTTCCTTACCGTGGTAGTGTTCTTGCCATAGACCCTGCTGGACGAGGTAAAGATGAGACTGGTTATGCGGTAGTGAAGTCTCTTAATGGATTTCTTTATGTCCCTGAATGTGGCGGATTAAAAGGAGGTTACGACGACCCTACGCTTACTGTTATTGCGGAGATAGCTGCAAGAAACAAGGTCAACACTCTAGTCATAGAGGCAAACTTCGGGGATGGCATGTTTATGGAACTGCTGCGACCCAAGATGCAGATTATACACCCGTGTGCAATAGAGGAGGTGCGGCATTCCAGCCAGAAAGAACGAAGGATCATTGATACACTTGAGCCAGTAATGGCAAGCCATCGACTTATTTTAGATCCGACCGTAGTGCAGCAGGACTACAAGACAATCCAAGCTTATCCGGCAGAGCAAAGATCTGGCTACTCTCTGTTCTACCAGATGTCACGCATCACACTGGATCGAGGGGCAATAGTCCACGATGACCGACTAGAGGCTCTTGCAATGGGAGTGAACTTTTTTACGGAACACTTAGCCCAGAACCCAGAAAAGAAAATGGAGGCCAGGCGTAACAAGATTAGGGACAAGGAACTACGTAGGTTCATGAAACATGCGACAGGACGTAAAACTGCGGTTAAGTCTTGGATTAAACTTTGACTTGACTCCTTGTGTTTCGTCTTAATCTTTAAAACTGAACACTACAGTAGAAAGAAAGACTATGGAAGTACGGATGATAGACGGGAAATGGTGCTTAACTGACGGCGATACTGTCATTGCTGTGTTTGCATCCAGATCCACAGCGAGACAATTTATAGTATGGAAAGCTAGACTATGAACCAGCAGCAGATCAAGGAGGACTTCACTAAAAAGCTACAGTCTATCAACTACCGCCAGGGTGATGTCTTTGAGAACTGCATGACTTGTAGTAAGTATAGCCAAACAATCTTTGGTGTTAAGCAGGAAACTACACACAACTGCACACTACTCACTTCAATGGGGGCATGGAACCATCCACAGCCTGAATATGTGTGCGATCGTTACGAAGGGAAATAAGGGTATGATGTCATGAAAACATATACTCTGAATCTGCCACACCTTCCAAACTCCTGCGAATAGGAAGCTCACTGCGATTGAGGTAGAAGTTTGTTTCATTTTCAAGCTTAGTGAGATGATCCTTTCCTACATACAAGTCGCTTACGGTGTCACGTATGGTCTTATTTAGGTGCTCTGCATTGCAGGCATGGGTAGCATAGCAGTCGTGAATCGTGGTCAGGTGCTTTAGATCCGCATTATTGACTACATGGTGCAAGATTCCTGCATCGTGTGCGTGTATAAGATTAGCCATTATTGCATGACGTGACTTCTTGCCGTCTGGCTGCATGGATTGGTACGCCTCGGAAAACGTAATGGTAGATCCGTCAAAAATTGTCTTCACCTTCCTGAACTCGGGCTTCCGATAGTCTTGGACAACAGTAAATCCAGACGGCGATGTAAACCTTATTGGCCGCTCATGCTTTACCTGCCAATTTACCATGCCCCATAAAGCACTGCGTAAAGCCTCAGTGCTATCCAGCATGAAGCCAATGGACGCTTTGATGACGTACAGTAATTCTTTGGCAGCCTCCATAGCTTCACCTCTAAACAACTCCTGACCACCCGCTTCAACGTGCTTTGCGTAGTAGTGTACCAGCGAACTTGCCCCGCCGTACAGGCTCAACCCGTAAGGCAGGTTCATGACGATAGGCTTTACGACATCCCGATTGATGCCAATGCGTAGCCAGCCATGACGGTACTTCAATGTATCATCACTCTTCAGTATCTTTATCACCTTCTCACTGGCATACTCGTAAATACATTGCGGTCGATCACTAGGTAGTACATTGCATAGCGTGGCAAGGTTCACATCTGCTAGGATTAGTGACAGTATCTGAGCACCATTACAACTGCCGTCCATCTGGACTGGTATATGAGAGACATAATCCGTACCCTTATCCAATACACCCTTCCACTCTAGGCAGAATGCCAAAAAACTCCAAGGCTTGCCAGCGTCATGCCACCACTTGCAGTCATACGGGTTCATTGCACAGTCAGCAATCCTAGTGCTATTCTCCTGTACCCATGCTATACGTTCCTGCTTTGTTCCTCTTATCCCCCACTGATTGGCCCCATGTATAGCCAGCCAGTCGATACCACCGCCGACTTTTATCCCGTCGGCGTATTCATAGAGGCAACGCTGGAAGTCTACGCCCTGCGGCGAATTGGGCTTCATGTATATTCGGCCCCTGAAGTCCATGGTCAAAGGAAAATACACAGTGCTGTCTTTGATGACATTGGTTTGGTTTAGCACCAGCATAGTCCTAGCACTCTCCATCTGCACCTTCCTGTTTTTATTGTGCATGTCATGCCGATCTCTCTTAACCTGCTTCTTCTCCTCTTCCGAGAGTTCAGCCCAATCAGATCGTAATGGTATTTCGATTGCGTTATTCCTAGACAGCTTGCCGATCTCTATGTCCTTGGTGTAAGCCCATTGTACCACCTCTAACATGGTCTTATTTATACGATACGGTACATCTTGGAGGCGATTGATTGCTTTGAGTGGTAACTCCCCAACATCTGCGAGGGATAACTTACCGCCTTTTCCAGAGCGTGTCACCAGTGTGGATCTTTGAATCAGCGAGGGATACCCGCCATCGGTCATGCTAGTCCAAGGAATAGGCGGCTCCACCATGGGCATGAAAGATGGGCGATACAACTCAGCCTTGGCATGGTGCTTTTCGATCCAAGCTTCCATTTCTGGAGTAGGTGCTAGGTAAAGCTTAGTCTCATCATATATGCGACGGATAAAGCCAGTCTTCACTCTGACCATATCCAGCACCCAGGCAGCAAGCTGGATCTGAGTATCCCTGTCCCACCTGTCGAAATTCACGCCCTTTGACGAGACCCGTATGCACTGCCTGATATGCTGGCGAATGCTTTGCCGCTTGGCTTTTTTTACTTTATCGTGTGCCTCTTTCCATTTGTCAGGATGTAATGCCTTCAGCTTCCTAGCAGAATGCTCCACGTACAGATTGTCTGCAATCATATCGATCACCACATTGTACGGGATTGTCACACTAATATGATCCAACACTCCCCTAATACCGATCCAAGCTAAAACCACAGGAGGTAAGTATTCTGTGTACTTCAACCAGGATGGAACAAAACCAGATTTGCCAGACTTATAATACTGGATCTTCCTTTCGATCTCGTCGGCAACACCCTTCACCGATAAAGCAGAAAGCCTCACTCCCGCAGAAGTAAGGCTTTCCAAATGCGACTCTTTCAGTCGTTGTCTATTTTTTCGATACTGAGATTTCCCTTTGTCCAGCATCAGTTGGTTTATCGCCTCTTGCTTTACTGCCATGCAGTAACAAAATCAGAAACCAAGCTAAGAAGGCAAGCAAACTCCAATTCATAGGGTGTATCCTTTCTCTGTTATGTTCCCCAGATGGAAGACGACTTCATGTGTATATAGTAGCTTGCCACAGTCTGCACACTTGCGTTCCCGAATGATGCCTTGCGTGATACCACAGTCATCGGCCTTCAACATCATCGGGCTGGATGTGTGTCTTTCATGGCAACTCTCGATGTCTCGGCTATTGGAGACATGGAGCTTGCCGCTGCATATTGGACAGGTTTTCATTTTTAATCCTGTGAAAGTGGCACATTTCTGATTGATGACTCAATAACAGTAAAGTCGTTATCGTTCCAATCCTCACAGAAGTCCTGTCCTGTGCAGATTTCAAGCTCTATACCCTCTGGAAACACTTTAAAAAACATCTCTCCATCATAGTCATCATGTGTGATCATTAGTGATGTTTTTTTCAAGTTCATTTCCAGCGTGTAGTTTTCCTTGTAATCGGAATGCCATACAACTCCGCAAGAGGTAGCCACTTTCCCCCAATTGAGGGGATATGCAACTTGTTCCTCCTTGCGGTGGTTGCATCGATATTCCTGCCCCGCCTTCAGAGCGGACTCATGAGAATCAAATGGTCCATCGCCATGCAATGCGGAGCCGCACTCCATAATGTTATAATAATACCCCTCAGGTTCGCCCTCTGGGTCTTTGATGGTCTCAATGTTCATAGTGTTTGCCTTTGTTTATGGTTTTGATTTTGGTTTGGTTATTTAATACCCCAGGTCTTTGATTTGTACGATGTGTGACCGATCTTGGACCAAGCCGTAAATCCTGCGGATCGCAAGGTCTCTTGGACGTACTTGGGGAGCGTCCTAATGTCCTTGGTTTTGAACACGTACCTTGCGCCCATCTCCTTAGCTCGTTTACGTTGACTTGAGGTCATGGGCGCAGATTGTGCGTCCACTAGGACTAGGTCTTGAGTCAACTGATTGTAAGTTGCGGTGATTTTCATGGTTTTTTTTATTTGGTTATTGGTTGTTGAAAAAGTAATCGGTGACGGGCAATCCGAGTAGTGCGGCAATCGATGCCTTACCCGTGAGTTTTGGATCAACTGGCCATGCAACCAAGGAATCTCGCCTGACGACTTTGGTAGCAGAACCAGGTGCAGGTTCTTTATCACACTCACCGAAATCACCAAACTCCATTTTATTTAGGAATTTGCCGTCGAAAATTAGTTTGACGTTGAATTTTTTCATGGTTTTTCTATTTGGTTTTGGTTAGGTTCCCATCTCCCCATCCCTGTGTCAGATAACTAGTGCGCCTTCTATTCTGGCTTCGTGGCAAGTTTTAGACAACAAGATGCTGTGCCAATACTTACTGTGGGCAATTTTCTCACCCTTGTAGTAGAGCGTGAATCCTGAAACATGTTCGATGATTTTGTAGTTCATTCTTACTTTCTCTTTGCTTATTGATTAATTATTGAGGGTCGCCAGGAGATGACTTCCCATTGTTTGCTTTTCCCGTCCCCCACATAACGGAGACTGATCCCTACTGCTTTGAGTTCCTCCTTGCGTGCCTTCCAGTGCTTCCAGAAATGACGTGAAGGAATGCCAAGCCGGATCTGCCTAGTCTTGCCCTTCTTTGTGGAATAGGAGCCGATCGGCCCCCATTCCACATAGCGAAGGATTCTTTTGAGCATGGATTCACTCATTGCTTTCTTACCCAAACAAAAATTCGGCCTCTGTGACATGCTCCAATGGAAGTATTTTGATCTCCGCCTTTGTCGCCCGCTTGGCGATAAGGCCTTCCACCAGATGACTCCTCAGATCATCCAGAGTGCGGCCATGTGGCAATGTTACCACCGCAAATGGTTCATCTGGGAGGAATGGGTGAGTTTTAATAATTGTGAATTTTGTTTTTTTCATATTTGATCCTCCGCAATAATTTCATTGAGCCGCCGCCTCGCAGCTCCAGATGACTTGAACCAGTACGCAATCTGCGAAATGAATTGACCGTTTACATACTGGTCAATCGACCATTTCTGGCCGTGTTTTTTGATCTTATATTTTGTTTTCATGCTTCCTATTCCTTTCAATTATTGGTTTTCTCCATAGCAAAACGCAAAAATGGTCTCACCATTACGCAAATTGATATTCACATTGTATCCGTCATCATCAATGCAAAGTTTGCCTTTGCTGTCCTCCGACAGGATTTGCAGATTGTCTCTGCAAAACCTCAGAAGTAGTCTGGCTGAATCCAATACGGTTGGATTTAACCAAATCCCCTCTTCCAGTTTCCACCAATTATTCCAAGACCAGCCAAAGCCGTCATGCCAGGAATCAACTTGGTAAAGTGTTGTTTTGATCATTTCTGTTTTCATTGCATTGTTTTCTATGTTATGCGTTGCTAGGTGAGTTAATTGTATATATAAAATGCCCTCCAATGGTTGGGACTTTGAAGCCATTTTCACACAGACACTCTTTCCTTATCTTGTTTCCATAGCTTTTCTGGCCTTCATAACTAAAGATATAGTCTCCAGAACTGCGAAAAGTAACAATTCCGACTTGTTCCCTTTTCACCTTCGGCTTCAACATAAAGCTTGCTCCATAAGAGAAGCTTTTTTCATCTTCACAAAGCAAGGATAAGTCTGCACCTTGCTTAGTTAAGTGCTCTTTGATCTCTTCCCGCAAAAGGTCAATTTCCTCTACTGATCTACCGCCAATAAGCGTACGAGTAAAAGATTTTCCAGAAAAAGAGCGTAGTTCTTTCAGTGTTTTCATTTTTTTGGTGTTTTCTATTTTTGTGATTTGCGTTGTCATTGGATTCTGTCGCCTGTGTATAGCTCAATAGGCTGGAGGGATTCCGCCATAACGTGACAATCCGCAACGGAGGACATTGTTTGACGCAGTTGATCCAAAGACCGATTTGAGACAATCACACACTCGCAATCTGAAAAATCCCCTGTCTGTGAAACGTCTTTTACAAGTGGATGGAAGTCAAGGCTTGTGTACCAGCGAGCAATGTCACCGAAGCATTCTGATCGACATTTATATGTGGTGTGCGTTTTCATTTTCTTTCTTTCTACTTTGGTTTGCTAACTGGATTAATATTCGTTTGCGTATGGGATGCACTCGACCTTTTCACCGTCAAGTGTGGCAATGAATTTGCCATCTTGCCACTCACCGGCAGCGAAATTGCCGTTTTCTTCTTTTTCCAAGTCTCTTTCCAATTCGCACGTAGGGTTTTGAGCGTACCCAATCGAATAATTGTCTACTTCCAACCGTTCCCCGTCTTTTTCAATAGACCATCCAATCATCCAATCAAAGAAAGATGAGTCGCCTAATGAATCTGTCTTGAATAAACGACAGTTGCCGTAATTGCCACGAACGTCTCCTCCTATGTGAATACACAAGGCAACGTACGTGTCATTTGCGTAAATCCAGTCTCCGCTCTCTTCATTAGGAACGTAAACCGTAAACGTAAATACACTGGAAAAATCATTTTCATGATTGTAGCAATTATCACGGTGCACCTCAATAAATTGCATGCTTTCGTTATTTTCAACTGTTGCGTGTTCTTCAATGAATGCTCGCAGCTCTGGATCATTGTCCCAACCGTTGGACAGTTCCTCTGGCAACTCGATCTCACACATAGAAATGTTTTCAAGCCACTGTTCAGTTACAATCATTGCGTCAGTCAGCCAGGTGCTTCCATTTTCGGGAGTTTGTATTGAGTTTTGCATTTTTTACTTTCTACTTAGTTATTCTACTCAGATCCAGGAACCATTCCTGAATCTCCAACCACTAGATCACAAGATCTTGTTCCTGTCAATACCTGTTTTTATTTTTTTTTCACCACGCAAACCAACAACAACAAGTCAGATTTCAAAATGCATATCCCACATTCCAAAATGATAGCAAATCACACACAAACACCTAACAACGTCTGCAACTCCACATTGGCACCCCACCCTGGCAATCCAGCACCGTTGCTCAGCATCCAGCCCATTCGATCCAGCTCCAGCGTCCAGAGCACCGTTGCAACTCAGAACACCTGGCGTGACTAAGTTACGTATGCACCTCATTAAGTTACGTACGTACCCTCCTTAAGTTACGCACATGCGTATCCCCCCATAAGGGGGGATGCAGACGGGGTACAATACGTATACACCCTGTCACATTTCTACCCCAAAATAGGTTTGTAGTATTCCAAAATAGGGTAGTAGTACCATCAGATAGGTTTGTAGTACGCTAAGATAGGTTTGCAGTACTTATTGCAACCAGGGTAGTAGTATTGGTGTGTAGGCTTACCGGTGTGTAGGCTTAGTGGGGTAGCGTTACGGATTGTAGGGGTAGTAGTAAGCGAAGGTATGAGCTTATTACCTTAAAGAGTCGCAACTTGTGAGACTCGGAGGCGTGGTGAGGGGAGCCGACAGGAATGGGGGTTGAATGCAAATACTTTCTTGGGGGTACTATAGGGGGGTGGAAAATAATTCCGTCAAGNNGGGTGGTGGTGGTATTTATATTAGTTTTGATGGCATTGGGGGGTGTAGTGGGGTGTAGTTATGTTTTGAGATTACCTGTGAGTGCCTTGTTGAATAGGTGTTGTAGTTCCTTGGCTGCCCAACCTTTGGAGTTAAGTAGGTATCCATCATTGTCGTAAGTTAAAACAACCACCGACCATATTTTTGGCTCATGGGAGTATTTGAGGTCAATATCGTCAGTGTTGTAGCGTTTTTGTAGTTTGTTGATGTTTTGTAGTATTTCGTCTTCGGTCATGGTTAGTCCTCGTGGAGTGATGCGGCGTACTTGATACACTTGGCGATGTGGAACTGATGTTGTTTTTGCAGTTCCCTAGCGATGT